GGCAATGCAGGGGTCTCCGGCAATGCACGGGTCTACGGCGATGCATGGGTCTCCGGCAATGCACAGGTCTACGGCGATGCACAGGTCTACGGCGATGCACGGGTCTACGGCAATGCACGGGTCTCCGGCAATGCATGGGTCTCCGGCAATGCATGGGTCTCCGGCAATGCACGGGTCTACGGCAATGCACGGGTCTCCGGCAATGCAGAGGTTAAAAAGCGGGCGGAAATTATTTGGATTAGCAATATCGGCTCAGAGATGGGGGCATTAACAGTGACGCGCAGTAAAGACGGCGGCTTATTTATTAACCGTGGTTGCTTTAAAGGCGATTTAGCGGATTTTGAAGCAGCTGTAGAAAAAACGCATGGCGAAAGTCAATACGGCAAAGAGTATAAAGTTTTGATTGATTTTATAAAACTAAGATTTGGAGTGGGAAATGATGATTAACAATGTTGTGTTAGTCGGAAGACTAACAAAAGATCCAGATTTACGATATACATCTAGTGGTTCAGCTGTCGCTACATTTACACTTGCGGTAAACCGTAACTTCACGAATCAAGAGGGAAATCGAGAAGCGGACTTCATCAACTGTGTGATTTGGCGTAAACCTGCTGAAACTATGGCAAACTACGCTCGCAAAGGAACATTACTTGGTGTTACTGGTCGTATTCAAACTAGGAACTACGAGAATCAACAAGGAAATCGTGTGTACATCACAGAAGTTGTATGCGAGAACTTCCAGCTCTTGGAAAGCAAAGGCACAAGAAATAATGCCGATTCTGGGGCATATAATCAAAGCACAGACGTTTCAAACGGTTCTGAGGGTAATTATACTCGAAACCAAAACAACGGTTTTAAAACGCAAAATAACAGCCAATCATCAATACCGGGATTGTCAGAGCATGGATTTAATACTGATCCGTTTAGCGGTCAAGGCTCGACAATTGACATCAGCGATGATGATTTGCCGTTTTAACAGGAGGTCGTACAATGCAAAATTTTATTACAATTTACGGAGAATTAATCACCGGCGAAATAGTAGCAATACACAAAAATACAGTGATTGTCAGGACTGCAAAAGGCGGTCACCACATGGTGCATAAAGATAGCTTGGATGATAAGTACAAGTCCAAAAGAGGGACAGATCGTTTAAAGTGCCAAGGGTTTGATTTGCAAGCCTGCCAAACATTAGGCGGTAAAAAAACGGAAATAAGAAAATGGCGGAAAATCCAATAAAAGAAATGCAGGAGGGAACTATTGTGTATGTGGCTAAAGGGTTAAAAACAGGACGTGTTTACATGAATGGCAATAGCAAGCCGTCCCTGATGTGTAGGCTTGTTGAAAAATATGATTTTAAAAGCGCGACAAAAAAGAATCGCTACAAGGATATAAAGAAGGTCATATATATCCTGAACCATTGGAAATAGTAAAGGAGACTGAAGAATGAATAAACCGAAGTTTCGGGCGTGGGATGACAGAAACGGAAAAATGGTCACTAATTTTAATGATCGAGATAGGACAGAATCGCCGAAAGGTTTCTACCGGTATCGACTGGATGTTGTTAACGGGAATGAGATACAAGCAAGAATGTATTTTGCGATAAAGGAAGAAATGATTTATAGACCCTATATGGATTTACCGACAATGCAATACACCGGACTAAAAGACAAGAACGGTGTGGAGATTTATGAGGGGGATATTTTAGTTTATGATGCACCGAAAAAATACGCCCACCGAAGAAGTATGCACGAAATTGCTTATGCAGATGGGCGGTTTTTCTGGGAATTTTTAGATCTTGTATTTTGCCAATCTAATATTTTGTATCGCGATGGCTATTTAGTCATCGGCAACATCCACGAAAACCCAGAACTACTAAGCGGGGTGGAGTAGATGGTAGAAAAATCAGAATATGTCATTGAATCAACACCAGTAAGAGTAAGTGTTGTTTGCCCTCATTGCGATGAAATACAGGTTTATGATTTTGATGTGTTTGATCGGAAGTTTGGAGCAGAAGTTTACTACGGCGATTGTGGCAGCGTTGAATGTTTGGGCTGTCAGAAAGAGTTTGAACTTGGAAGTTGTACGTATGACTAAATAAATGAATTTTAAGGAGGACACGGCACATGGAAAAAATTGAGGGAATAATAGCCAAATATAAAAGAGAAATCCACAATTACGAGAAATATATCAACGGTCAATGGGCATGTGAAATTGATCGCATCAGTGGCATGAAGGTAGCTGTTGATGTTTTAAAAGACGTGGTAAAAGACCTCGAACAGCTCAAACAATCACTGCAGGAAACCAAGCCAGCAGATAGCAATGACTGGGATCAATTTGAGTTAGAGGATGTCCTGTCAGAATTTTATCAAGAAACTTTGGAATCAGATGATGTACCAGTCCACGAATACGCATGTAAAATTATTGATCTTGTTACGCCAACGCCTGTTGTGGTGCCGGAGTTTGTAGCGGAGTGGTTCGAGGAAAATAAAAATGACCTAGAATTCAGCATTTGGGAATATTTTAGATTTTGGGAAGATCATGACGATACTGATGACTTTTTCAACTGGATGGGAAGAAGCGCCAACAAACCAACCGAAACGCTGATCCGCATGAAAGACGGCTACACAGTGGAAAAAGAGCCGAAATGGATTGTTCGGACTGATACAGGATTTTTAAGCTTTATAACATATTTTTATAAAAATTCATACGAAATGAAAACAAGCTTGAAAAAGTACGAAATGGAAACAAGCTTGGAAAAGAAAGAAGCTATTGAATTTAAAGAAGAACACATTGCAAAACATATTGCAGAAATTATCGGCGGCGAAGTTTTACCGGTGGAGGAGGAAGAATAATGGATAAACTTAAAAATATTCACGAACTCAAAATTTTACCACAATACTTTGATGCAGTAGTCAGTGGACGCAAGCGGTTTGAAATCCGGAAAAACGATCGCGATTACCAAGTCGGCGACTTACTAATTTTAAATGAGTGGGATAACGGTTTTACTGGTGATTTATATAAAGCACAAGTCACCTACATCACAGATTACGCGCAACAAGAGGGTTATGTAGTGATAGGGATTGTGCCGTGGGAGGAAAAACAATGACAGAGAAAACAGAATATTATGAGCTAGAAATGGCATATGAATTTTTGGACGCGATAGAAACGGAAAGCCTGCCGGAAGAAGTAGCCGGAAGCATCATGGAAGCTTGGGGATTTTTAAAATCATGGCTAGAGGAGCATAGGAAAAATGATGACAATCCCGAGCCACCCTTTGCGGTCGGGGAGTATTACGTGGATGAGGTTTTTATCTACAAGGTTAGGAGAGTAAATCCTAACTCACTGAAAGTTGACTATCTAAATAAGCAAACAGGTGATTTTGTTGAAAATGCCAGTTGGTCGTTGATCTTACCAAAGTCAGAGCCAGCCACCGCCGAACAGATAGCGGAGTTTAAACGTGCCGAGCAGTTTGCTGCTAAAGGGCGTGGATGGAGTGAATTCAGAAAAGGCGACAAAGTTTTAAATAATAATACAGGCAGAATTGGAATTGTTGAAAGTGTGGATGAAGACGGAGATGTAGTTGTAAATTACAAACAAGAAGGACCTTTATCGATAAAAGATTATAAATGCACAGGCGCTCTTTACCTTGACCTCATCCAAACAGCCGAAGAACTGCAGGAGGTAGCAGATGACACAAACATATAAAGCCGGCAAGTATTACACTACCTCATGCTATTACAGCCCTTATGGTAAAAACACCACTTTTATTTTTAAGATAATAGGGTGGCGCGGGCAGTCAATAAAGATAGTTGTATTTGACAACTATCTAAAGTCGTTTAAAACCTGTGTAGTTAATGCTGGTAAAAGCTTTATTAATACAGCAAGATTGGCTAAATATGCGGAGATAATGCTGTTTAAGCAGGTAGAGCATTTAGTCAAAAAGAAAGGAATGAGTAGGGCTGCAAGCTAATTTGTCAAGAGTATTCTTGCGTCAACTGAAATTTAACTAAACGAAAGGAGTGGAGGTTTGCTGGCCAGCACTTAAAAAGCTTTTTACTCCTTTTAAAATTATGACACTAAAAGTTTTTGAAGCATTCGCCGGCGTTGGTAGTCAACGCATGGCATTAAGAGATTTAGGTATTGATCACGAAGTAGTAGCAATTAGTGAGATTGATAAGTTTGCAATCCAATCTTATGAGGCGATACATGGACCGGTAAATAATTTGGGTGATATATCAAAAGTCGAGGTTGCTGAAATTCCGGAGCATGATTTATTTACCTACAGTTTCCCTTGCCAAGATATCAGTGTGGCTGGCAAACAAGGTGGCTTAGATGAGGATAGCGAGACACGCAGTAGCTTGCTGTGGCAATGTAAAAAAGTTATACAAAGCAAGAAACCAAAATATTTACTCCTCGAAAACGTAAAAAATCTAGTTGGCAAAAAGCACAAAGCAAACTTTGATAAATGGTTAGCTTGGTTAGCAGATCAAGGGTACACCAATTATTGGCAAGTGTTAAATGCCAAACATTACGGAGTGCCGCAAAACAGAGAGCGCGTATTTGTTGTTAGTATCTTAGGCGATCACGTGTCTTTTGAATTCCCTCAACCTACTGAGTTAACTAAGAGGCTCAAAGATGTTTTGGAGGATGAGGTAGAGGATAAATATTACTTAAGCGATGAAATACAAAATCGGTTTAAATTTAGTGCAAATTTTACGAATGATATAAAAGTAGTAGGTAGCACAAACCCATCAAAAAAAATTCAACAGCGTTGTGTAGTATATTCCGATAATGGTATATCAGGGGCTTTGACAGCAACGGACTACAAGCAACCTAAAACCATATTGATAAAAAACAACACAGAGATAGGCTACCTAGAGGCGACTGACGGCGATTGTATTGACTTAGGGTATCCAGATAGCAAAACACGACGAGGCAGAGTGCAACCTCAAATGAGTCACACACTAACAACTGCTAGCAATTTAGGAGTGCTAGAGTTACCAGCTATCGCAGCAAGCAGAGGAGCGCTAAGCGGCTATCGGATCCGTAAATTAACACCTCGGGAATGTTGGCGTTTAATGGGCTTTGACGATGCTGATTTTTACAAAGCGCAGTCTGTTTGCAGTAATAGCCAATTATACAAGCAAGCGGGTAACTCTATTGTAAAAGACGTGCTGATGGCAATATTTGAGCAATTACTCAAGAAAGCAGGTGAGAGCTGATGGATAAACTAAGCGACCGAGCGGCGGAATTTTTACAAGAGCAGTATCGGCATACACTACATTATGCTAGTAAGGCTCTAGCCACAACTGTTATCAACATCTTTTTAAAAGATGAACGACCAGAGCCGCAATATAAGGATAGATTTTACCAAGAGGAGCTCATCGCTACTATGGATTGGTTGCATGAGCGGGAAATAAATAATAAGGAGAGTATGTCGATTGAGTAGAGTAAAAATTAGTGTCAAAGCTAGACAACACGTCAGGGACTTGTTAGCAAATTACAATGAGTTAAAAGACGAAATGCAAGAATTAAGAACAAGCATCATGATTCCTCATAAAGAATCCGATGAAAATATCGGTGGCGGGAAATCATCGTTAGCGGTTTTTGAAGTGGAAGAAAAAGCAATAAAATTAGCGACGAACGAACAGATAAGTTTTAGAGCTAAAGCTTTGGCAGCGATTGATAATGTACTGTCAAAAAGCTCTGACGAGGCGCAACAGATTATTGAGCTAAAATATTTTGCTAAAGAGCCATTATCTTGGGTGGCTATATCAAATAAAATTGAGGGTTACTCAGAAGATGGATGTCGGAAAATAGAACGAAAAATAGTGGATAGGATAGCTGAAAAATTAGGTTGGTAAAATTAGTGCCGTTTTAGGGGGTTAAAGTGTACCGTTTTGGCACCTAAAAAAGCTATAAAATAGTATTATCAGGAAATTAGCTAAATAACCTACAGCAAACAATCAAACAACTTTACATTCTTTTATAAAACTCCTTGATCATTGCTGTAGGTATTTTATAGGCACTCGCAAACGACAAAAAAATTATTATAAGGATGGTGAAAAGCTCCTCATATGTTTTTCGCATCTGTTTGCGGGTGTTTTATTACATATTATTCGAGGTGAAGAATCTTGCATCATTATATCACTAAATACAAAAACGGAAACGGTGAGTTTAAAGTAGTCGCGTGGTTTCAGGTGAATATTTTTGGCAAGAGTTTTTGTTTATTTAAAAGAGAACTAGCTATTCCGAAGAACAGCTAGTAGCAGGACTATTTCTTAGTCCACTTGTTACCTGGTTTAGAAGTTGGGGGAAGTCTATCGCCTTTATCGATAGTTGCGTTATGTCCGTTAGGGACGGAACCGCCTTTAGGTCCAACTTCTGTGTATTTGCCTGCTGGCTTGTTATCTTCTCCAGGCTTGTAAAGTTTACTCATTGGCATCACCTCCTGAAAATATTATACAACAAAATGTTACCGATGAATGTAGAAATTAGGATAAAGAAGAGCTGCAGAGCGGCTAAATTACAATATAGCGCCAATGCTTTATAACCTTGAGTTGTAGGCAGCATCCAGTAATTACTAACAACTACTGGATGTCAAACAAAACTAGGGAGACGTCCCAATTACAGGCAGTTTGGTTATTCCTGTACATTTTAAGCAACCGAGGAAGCGGCTTGTGGAGGTAACGGTCAGGAACGGGAATGGCTGGCGTGTAGGTTGATTAAATACAAGGAGTTTAACTCCAGTCGGTGTGACAGAGGCAATGATCTCGGATTGTTCGAACTCTGTCATACTTATGCTTATGTGCTAAGTGGCGGAATAGGTAGACGCAGTAGTCCTCCCAAACGGTATCAGCAGAGGGCGGAGGGATAACCTCAAATTAGGGTAGATACTATGTGTGGTGCAAATCCACACCTTAGCATTTTATATTTTAATTACTAGTCATCGCGTTTGCGGTGACTTTTTATATTACATAATTTAGGGGTGATGGAAAATGAGTGGATTAAATCCGAGACAACAAACCTTTGCTGATGAGTACATCATCACAGGTAATGCTACTCAATCAGCTATAAAGGCCGGCTACAGTAAAAAATATGCACACACAAACGCAAGTAAGCTACTACAAAATACTACTATTAAATCTTACATCGATCAAAAACTCAAAGAAATCCAAATACAAAAGCATCTATCGATGGAAGAAGCGCTGGCAATTACGGCATCCATAGCTAAAGGAGAGCCACAGCGCTTTGAGGTAGTCAGACGCGACCCAGAAACTAACAACGTGCTCGAACGCGAAGTGAGCGAGTATTCAGCGGGTTTTAAAGAACGTAATCAAGCATTGGAACACTTCTATAAAATAAATGCCGCTTTTGTGGATAAACAGCAAGTGGAAGTGACTGAGGTGCCGACGTTTATCGATGATATAATCGGTGATGATGATGGCTAAAAGACTATCCGAGCTGTTGCCTAAAAGATTTCATCCGGTGTGGCGGGCAACGCTCAATTCTGATATCTTAAACGTTGTTTGTAAAGGCGGTCGTGGCTCTGGTAAGTCATCTGATATTGCGCATATCATTACGCAGCTATTAATGAGATATGCTGTTAATGCTGTAGGTATTCGTTATGTTGACAATACTCTTGAGCAGTCGCTTTACGAGCAGATGAAGTGGGCGATTGATCAGCAAGAGGTGACTCATCTTTTTAAATTTAATAAATCACCATTGCGGATAACATACATCCCTAGGGGTAATTATATGATTTTCAGAGGGGCACAAAATCCGGAACGTATCAAGTCATTAAAAGATGCTCGGTTTCCGTTTGCCATCGGATGGATAGAGGAATTAGCGGAATTTAAAAATGAAGATGAAGTAACGACTATCACTAACTCTCTGCTACGTGGAGAATTAGAGGATGGTCTTTTTTATAAGTTCTTTTACAGTTATAACCCGCCAAAAAGAAAACAGTCTTGGGTTAATAAGAAATACGAGACTAGCTTTCAGCCAGAGAATACATTCGTTCATCATTCAACCTATAAAGATAATCCATATATATCAAAGGAATTTCTAAATGAGGTTGAAGCGACTAGAAATCGAAATCCTAGGCGTGCTGAATGGGAGTACGATGGAAAAGCAATTGGCTCCGGCGTAGTGCCATTTGACAATCTAAAAGTAGAAGCAGGTTCTATCACAGATGAGATGGTAGCCAACTTTGACAACATCCGTAACGCTGTTGACTTTGGATATGCTACAGACCCACTGGCGTTTGTACGTTGGCATTATGACAAGAAAAAGAACGGCATTTATGCGATCGATGAGATATACGGCGTTAAGATCAGTAATCGTGAGTTTGCTTATAAGCTTTACGACAAAGGATATTATTCGGACGTAATATTTGCCGATTCTGCTGAGCCGAAATCGATAGCGGCACTTAGAGAAGAGTATTACGTCAAACGAATCGAAGGTGTCAAAAAAGGTCCCGACTCTGTGGAATACGGCGAGGAATGGCTGGATGATCTTGATTTTATTTGTATCGATCCGCTAAGGACGCCGAATATAGCAAGAGAGTTTGAGAATATCGATTATCAGACGGATAAAGACGGTAATCCTAAGCCAAGGCTTGAGGATAAGGATAATCACACGATTGATGCGACGCGTTATGCGTTTAGTGAGGATATGCGCAAGAAACCAACACCAGTAAACGTAAATAAAACCATCGATACATTCAGAAAATTAGGACTAGGTAGGTGATAAAATGACAACAAAACTATTAAACGGTACGAGATTTGACGCAGAAGCAAACAAAGTCTATAAACTGCCAGTAAATAAATTACCAAAAAGAACAATGGTAGACGTTGGCGGTAAAACGGAAGAAGTGATTGATTTTGAACACGAAGAGATGCTTAAAGCAATCGTTGATTTTGTTAGACATCATCAGCAAAAGCAAGTGCCGCGACTCCAAGAATTAAAGAGATATTCTTTGGCTCAAAATAATATCAAATTTACTGAAGACAAGAGCGCTGATAGAGCTGATAACAAGATTGCGAATGATTGGGCTAGATTTATTGTCAATTTTAAAAAGGGTGTGCTTATTGGTAATCCGTTAAAATACAACGGCGACAAAGATATCGCTGATAAGATTAATGATTTCGCTAGTCAATCGAACGAGGATTATCATAATCAACTGATGATGGATGATATGTTAGTTACTGGTAGAGCATACGAATACATCGGTCGCGATGAATACGGAAAAGAAACGCTTATCAAATTTAATCCCGAAGAAACGTTTGTTGTTTACGATACATCAAAAAATAGAAACTCTATTTGTGGCATCAATTATTATGATGTGGAATATAACGACGAAACTACGAGTCATCTTGATATTTATGCTAATGACGGCTTTCTATATCAATTTGAGTGCAAAGAACAAGATTATGATCATGTTACGCTTATTGATCATAGCCAAACTTATTTTGACGCGGTGCAGATTAATGAATGGATTAATAACGAGGATCGCTTAGGCGATTTTGAAACGGTCTTAGATAATATAGATGCTTATGATCTGTCACAATCATCTATGGCTAACTTCCAGCAGGATTCTTCTGAAGCATATTTAGTTATCAAAGGCAATCCCGAGACTGCAGCTGATGGCGATGGAGAAAATTCTAAATTAGATGTCCTTAACGCCATGATTAAAGCGAGACTGTTAATTCTAGGGGATAAAAAATACTATGGCGATGGCCAATCAGGCAGCGAGCCGGATGCATATTATCTTAAAAAAGAGTACGATTCAGCCGGTATTGAAGCCTATAACGATCGTCTGGTATCTGATATGCTGCGCTTTACGTCTTTAATCGATTTTACAGACGAAAATATGGGTGGTAACCAATCAGGTATTGGTTTTAGATTTAAAGGTTGGGGCAGTGACAATGACCGTAAAAACAAAGAGCGTATGGTTAAAAAAGCAATCATGCGTCGTTTGAGATTATTGACTCAATCATGGTCTAAAAAAGAAATCTTAAATAAACCTCAAGGCCTTGCAGATAAAGTAAGGTCTATTTTTACGTCGCCTGATAAACAGCAAGAACAATTGTACGAAAAGGTCAATGCTATAGAAATACTCTTTACTCCTAATGTACCTCAATCTGACGAAGAAATTATGAACGTGATTGCTGGAATGGTAGGGATTGTATCAGATGAAACGTTGTGTGAAATGGCCGCTAAGTTAACAGGAGTGCCAGCTGAAACGGAAATAAAACGTATTAAGAAGGAATCTGAACCACTTGAGGTATTTGATCAAGATAAGCAGGAAGAAGGGCTTCCGATTCATGATACAGAAGTTGAAGATGTCGAGGAGTGATTAGATGAACTCCGAAGAATACTTTATAAAGCGCGAGAAGAAGTGGCAAGAACAGCAAATTAAAAACGATAAGCAGCGCATGGCCGAAATAAAGAAACGTCTGCAGGATGCGCAGGATGAGATACAGAAAGAGATAGATGCGCAATGGGATAACTTTTCCAATGGGCAGAAAATCAGCCGCAGCGAAGCCATGAAGCGCGCATTTAAGATGGATGTAGAAGCATTTGCTCGAAAGGCAAAGAAATATGTTCAAGAAAAGAATTTTTCTCAGGAAGCGAACCGCCAACTTAAGCTTTACAATCTTACGATGCGAGTAAATCGATTGGAATTGCTAAAAGCTAGTATAGGTTTAGAGATCATCGCAACGTTCAACGATCTGGATAAATATTTTTCCGGTGAATTAACTGCAGCAGGACTTGAGGAGTTAAAACGACAAGCTGGGATATTGGGCACTAGTGTTAGCGAAAAAGAATACAGCAAACTAGTAGAGCAAGTCATTAACAGCTCGTTTAGAACAAGTGATTTCCCGACATTTAGTGACACTTTGTGGCAATATCAATCAGAGCTTAAAGCTGATCTGGATAAAATGCTTGTCAGAGGAGTTACCCAAGGTAAAAATCCTAAACAGTTAGCTTCAGAGTTAGCTAAATATCTAACTAAAGAAGGCGTTGAGAATACCAAATATAATACTCAAAGATTAATGGTCACAGAAACTACTAGAGTGCAAGGTGGCATCCAAAAGCAAAGTTATTTGGACGCTGGAATAGAAGAATACGGGTGGGTAATTGAACCTAACGCATGTAAATTGTGTAAATCGATTGCTAAAGCGGGTCCATATTTGGTTAAGGAGATGGAGATAGGTAAAAATATGATACCTGTACATCCTTGGGATAGATGCTCGACGTATCCAATTGTTGATCGTGATAAATTTGAGCAAGATTTGGCAAGGAGAGGATTATGAAAAACATTTTAGCTAAACGACAAGAAAAAGAATGTGGAGTATCCGTCCAAGCATTGAAGACTTTAAAAGCTATGGAAGTGCAAGCATTTATCCACGTTAAAAGATATGGGAAAGGAAAGATTATCATGAAGAGTATCAAATTAGGTATGAATTTGCAATTTTTTGCGGAAGATACAGGATCCAACGGCAGTGGTGATAATCCGGATAACACTACTACCGAAGAAACTGTAGAAGAAAAAGAGCAAGAAACAACTGAAACCGAGAAGAAATATTCGGATGACGATGTCAATAAAATCATCGATGCCAAGTTTGCGAAATGGCAAGCGGAACTAGAAAAGAAAGAAGACGAAGCTGCTAAATTAGCCAAGATGGACGAAAAAGAAAAGTCCGACTACGAAAAGCAAAAGCTTCAAGAAGAAATCGATAACCTTAAGCGTGAAAAAACATTGGTCGAAATGTCACAGAGAGCCACGTCAATGCTTGCTGACAAGGGGATTAAAGCAAGTGAAGGTATTTTATCCTTTGTGGTTAAAGACACGGCAGAAGGCACCGCTGAATGCGTAAAAGCTTTTATTGATTTAATCGAATTGGAGCGCGAAGGAATCAAAATGGACTTTGAAAAACGGCTAGGCTCAAAAATGCCGCTTGACGGCACGTCATCAGCAACTATCTCACGCGGAGCACAAATGGCAAAAGCGGCAAATAATCAAATTAAACAGCCTGAGATTGATCCTTGGGCAACAAAATAGGAGGAATTTATATGGTTTATGTAAAAAGCACACAAGTTTTTAAAGACATCAATTTTTTGAAAAGTCAAAAGTTTATCTCATTTACAAAGCAAGTAGATAATACTCATCCCGGCGTGGTTGATGGAGTATTGCCAGCAGGATCGGTTTACCCTAAAAATGATGCGACAGCGGAAGGAATCACTATTAACGATGTGGATGTTTCTAACGGTGCTCAGCCAGTAGGAGTAATTGTTGAGGGGCATATCTTAGTTGATCGTTTGCCTGTTGCGCCAAGTGCCGCAGCACAAACAGCAATGCGTGAAATTAAATTATACGATGCAGCAGGGAAAATGATCGCTTTACCAGCAGCCGGTCAATAAAAAAATCAGGAGGAATAAATAAATGGCAAATATTGCAGAACTATTTTCACAAAAAAATGTATTAGATTATGTAAATAACCGACAAGCACCAGTACTGTTAGGGGAATCGCTTTTTCCAGCGCGTAAGGTGCAAGGATTAGAATTTGACGTCTTAAAAGCAGGCTCAAGAATCCCAACTATCGCCAGTGTACATGCATTTGACACAGAGGCAGAAATTGCATCTCGCGTCGGATCTAAGAGCGCGCAAGAATTAGCATTTATCAAACGCAAAATCCAGTTGAAAGAAAAAGACTTAATCGCTTTACGTAACCCACGTACAGCGGAAGAACAAAACTACCTTGAGCAAGAAGTATACAATGATGTATATTCTATGGTTTCGTCCGTCAATGCACGCGTTGAAAAAATGCGTATGGAAGTATTGGTTAACGGAACTGTAACACTGGATGAAAATGGTCTTGATTTAGTCGTTGACTATGGCGTGCCGGCAGAGCATAAAGCAACAGCTGACTTTACTGCTGCAAATACGGATATTATCGGGTTGCTAACAGAATGGGCATCTGCATTAGATACTATGCCTACGCGTATTTTAACATCAACTAAAGTGCGTAATGCAATTTTACAAAATGCAGGGATTAAAGCTTATTTTAAAGATGCTGGCTTATTACCTACAGCCGGAACCTTAAATCAATTGTTACAACAGTTTGGCTTACCAACTATTGCAACATATGACGCAAAGTACAACAAGGAAAATGCAGTAGGCGTTTTGGTTAAAGAGCGATATTTCCCGGAAGATAAATTGGTTATGTTTGGTTCGGAGAATCCGGGAGAATCAATTTTCGGCGTTACTCCAGAAGAATCTCGCTTGTTATCAGGCGGCTCTAACGATTATCAAGTTGGCAATATCTTTGCTATGGTATACGAATCAAACCTTGACCCAGTTGGAACATGGACTAAAGCAGCAGGAACAGCGTTACCAAGCTTTCCAGAAGCTGACAATGTATTTCAAGCTACTGTTTTACCAGCTCCGACTGGGAAAACAGCTAGAAAAGGTTAGTCATTGACTAGCCTTTTTATTTTCGGAAGGAGGCAGTCATGAACGATCAAGTAATTTTAGTAGAGGTAAAACGGACGTTAGAAATTGATGGAACGGATTTAGATGAGCAACTTAAGGACTTTATCAAACGTATCTCACAGCAATTGAATGTCCGCTTAGGTTTTCCAAATGTCGTCCCTGACGTGTTGTCTTACATCGTGGTTGAATGTACGATCAAACGATTCAACCGTAAAGGGAATGAAGGGATGAGCTCCTATGGGCAAGAAGGAGAAAGCATTAGTTACAGCGAACTTTTAGACGAGTTTCAAGATGACATCGATGCTTGGAAAACTAAAAAAGATGCTGACGCAAATCTGATCCCTAGGAAAGGAGTTGCTAGGTTTATATGAGGTATAAAGAAAAAGTCGAATTTTGTGTTGAGCAAAAAAAATACGATCCGAAACAGGGTAAGGAAGTTACGACGGTAATCGAATCTAAATTGATTAGAGCGAATGTCACTGACGCATCGCAAGAAATTATGCAAGTAGCATTCGGCGATTGGCGCAAAGGTACTAAGGTTATACGGCTATTAAAGCCGTTACCTTTTGTGCCTACACATGCGGTTTATGAAGATAAGAAATACAAGGTAGCCACCAAAAGGGAGCCTAGCCGCAAGTCTGCTTTTATTGTGGAAGAGCTGACCAAGTAATGGGTAGATCAGTAAACGTTATCGGTGTCGCCGAGTTTAAAAAAGCTCTAAAAAGGAACGCAACGCTTGACGATTTAAAGCGCATTGTCAAAATGAACGGTGCTGAATTAACGCATAAAGCGGAAGTGAATGCACCTGTAGACACCGGAACACTTGAACGATCCGTCGCGCAGTCAATTAAAGACGGTGGTTTGACAAGCACTACCACGCCGCATACAGAATACGATGCGTATGTAGAGTTCGGCACTCGGTATATGGCGGCTCAACCATTCATTGGCCCTGCTTTTAGAAAGCAAGTCAAACAATTCAAGAGCGATATGGAGCGATTAGTCAAATGAATGATCAATATATATATGACAAGGTATATGCTCTGCTACAAGAGTTAGAGATACCTGTTTATCCCTATAAACAGATGACCGATGTCAGTTATCCGTTTCTTGAAATGGCTAACACAGAAACAGACCGTACAGCTACCAAAAGCGGCAGTCTACAGACTATCAGTTTAACAATTGATATTTGGGGATTAGCGGATGAGCGGAAGCAAGTGACAACAATTAAATCAACGGTTATCGATACATTGATTAATAATTTTCGTGTTAAAGAAACAGAAATTGAAGATCGATTACTACTAGATACAAGCACGACTGACGTCCTGTTACATGGGGTTTTAGTTGTGCCTATTTATTTAAATTAGGAGGAAAACAGCTTATGACAGAAGTATTAAAAGGTGTGGATATCATCTTGCTTTATCGCTTGTTAAGTAAAGCGGCAGAAGAGGATGCGTGGAAAATGGCGTTTCAGACGGAACACGATAACGGATTATCAAGAGATTCCGATTCCACAGCAACGAAAGACGGAAATGTGCAAACGTTGAATCCAGTAGAATATGATTTTTCAGCGACATCTTTGATGCCGAAGGGAGACCCCCACGTTGATGAAATGAAACGAGCTTTAATCGACGGAGAAGTTATTGAAATTTGGGAAATTAACAAAGCTGAAAAAGGCACCGGTGGAGATGCTGAAAAATATAAAGCAACTTATTACCAAGGATATGTATCGGAATTTACTCCTACAGCTACTGCTGAGGACAACGTCGAATTGACTTTGTCGTTTGCAATTAACGGTATTGGACAAGACGGCTTCGCCACGTTGAGCTCGGAACAAGCGGAAGTAGTGCAGTATGTATTTGAAGATACAACTAAAAAAACTGACCAAACAACTAGAAAAGGGTCATAGGAGGTAGAACATGGAATTAGAAATTAATGGTGGAATTTACAAATTTGTATTTGGTTTTGGTTTTGTAAAAGAAATGAATAAGAGATACAGCGTGGAAGGTAATGGACTAAAAATGAATGCTGGTCTTGATACAATAATTGTCAACTTACTTACTTCGGACACCGAAACTTTGATTGAGACTTTAAAAGTCGCCAATATCACCGAAAAACCAAGAATTAGCGAGAAAGACTTAATTGAGTATGTAGGTAAAGATGCAGATGTAGATCAATTATTTGATTGGGTAATTGATGGGTTGAAAGAGTCGGGGTTTACAAAACGGAAGACAAGCAAGTTGATCGAACAAATAGAAGAGAAGACGAATTAATACATCGAACTTTTGATGAAATATATAAAGAAGTGCAAATTAATTCATTGGCATATTTAGGATTGACTGATTTTGTCGACATCGATCGTATGACTTTGAGCCAATATAACGTACGAATGACAGCAAACAAGTTAGCAGAATTGAACAAGCTGAGAAATATCCACGAACAAGCATGGGCTAACAATCAAATTAAATCAAGTAAACTGGTCGGTAAAAAAACAGTCCCTATATATGATAGATTTGAAAAATTCTTTGATTATGACAAATACAAACGAGAAATTTTAGGGTTGCCTACTAATGTCGTTAATGATAAAGCCTCTAATTTATTGTTAAAAGCCAATTCGTAAAGAAAGGAGGAAATCGATGGAAAGTTATTCAATCCAAGCCGTCTTATCTGCAGTAGATAGGGATTTTACGTCAACTATGCAATCTGCTGAAAAATCAATGGATAATTTAGAAAAGGATACCAAAAAGACTAATACTTCAATCCTCGACATCGCAAAAGGTGTCGGGGTTTTTAAATTAGTCGATGCCGGAGTGGGAATGGTGCGAAACTCTTTAGGTGGAGCGATAAGTAGGTTTGATACATTAAATAAATATCCTACTGTTATGCAAGCTCTTGGATATTCGGCGGGAGAAGTAAATCAATCAATGGAGAAATTGTCAGACGGCATTGACGGGTTACCAACATCATTAGATGAAATAGTTGCTAGCACGCAACAATTCGCTATTTCTACTGGTAATTTAGAAAAAGGAACAGACACTGCGATTGCGCTAAATAACGCTTTTTTAGCAAGTGGAGCAAGTTCAGCGGATGCAGCTCGCGGAGCTGAGCAATACAGACAGGTTTTGGCACGCGGTGAAGTTGATATGGAATCGTGGCGCTCTATCTTGGAAACAATGCCAATTGGAATGGATAAAGTGGCAAAATCATTCCGCGATCAAGGTGTAACCTCGACAAACGAGTTATACGATGCACTGAAAGGCGGCAGTATAACAATTGATGAATTTAACAATCGCTTAATCGAACTAAATGAAGGCGTTGGTGGATTTGCTGATTTAGCTCAAAAAAACAGTAAGGGGATAGCAACCTCTTTCGCAAACATCAAAACTGCTATTGTAAAAAACGTTGAAAAAGTAATTAGAGCTTTTGATGAGGGACTACAAAGTGCTGGTCTTGGCTCGATAGCTGAGAATCTCGATAAACTAAAAACGGTAATAAATGATGTATTTGCAGTGATAATCGATGTGGTTCCTCCTGCGATCAAAACTTTTACAGAAATAGTCAAAGCAGTTAAACCATTTACCCCAGCTATCATCGGGATGGCCGCAGCATTAGCAACACTTAAATTTGCAGCATTAGTTAGTGAAGCTGGTGGCTTTTTAGGGTTTATAAAAAGTGTTACAACAAGTACTAAGGTTTGGACTGCTGCTCAAACAGCTTTAAATTTAGTGATGGAAGCAAATCCAATTGTTCTCGTGGTGACGGCCATTGTAGGATTAATTGCCGCGATTGTATATCTATGGAATACAAACGAAGGGTTTCGTAATGCAGTTTTAGATGTATGGGATACAATAAAACAAGCTTTTTTAAAAACTGCAGATTGGGTTCTAAATACTTGGGGAACTGTAAAACAATTCTTTTCTGATCTATGGAAATCTATTAAAGAAACTGCTGTTTCTGCAGTAGATGGTGTAAAGAATGCTTGGTCAGGAACAAAGAAATGGTTCGGCAGTACTTGGCAAAACATCAAAGACGGCGCCGTAGACATTTGGAACGGAACAGTTAGCAGTGCTAAAGCAGCAGTGCAGAGTGTGAAAGATGCTTGGACAAGTGTAAAAGATTGGTTTAAAAACACTTTTGAAAGTATAAAATCAAGTGTTACAGATTTCTTTTCTCGACTAAAAGATTTTATTATGCCATATATACAGCCTTTGGTCGGAGCTATGCAAAGAGCGTTTTATAACGCTGGAGTACTGATAGGTGTTATCTGGAGAAATATGGTAAATGTGGCGAAAAATGTTTTTACAATTTTAAAAAATGTCATTCTTGCGCCTGTTTTATTTGTAACTTCCTATATTTCGGGAGGTTGGGAAGAAGCAAAAAACAACATGATAGCTGTTTGGGATAACATAAAAAATAGCGCAAAAGAGATTTGGAATAGCATCACAGAATCGATTGCTAGCGCAGTATTTGTTGTCAATTTGACAATACGAGACACTTGGAATGCATTAAAAGAAACATTATCTAATATTTGGATGGGCATATCTCAAAAAGCTGCCGAAATTTGGGAAGGTATAAAGACATATTTTATAAATTTATGGACCGATACAAAAGAGAATGCTATACAACTATGGACTAGTACGAAAGAGGCTATTATCCAGACTTGGACGAATACCAAAGAAGGGGCTGTACAATTATGGGAATCAATTAAAACCTATTTTGCTACCACGTGGGATAATTTGAAAAAAGGAGCGGCGGAAACTTGGGAAAACATTAAGAAGACGGCCATTGATACATGGGAAGGTATCAAGAGATTCTTCAAGGAAACGCTCGATAACATTGTTAAAGCTGCCAGCACTGCATGGGAAACATTGAAGAAAAACGTGAGTGAAACGATTCATAATATAGAAGATACGTTTGAAAAGTTGAGAAACATTGATTTGTATCAAGTGGGCAAAGATATAATCAACGGATTAGTCAAAGGGATTAAAGAAACGATCAAGGATGTTGGCGACGCTGTCAGTGACGTTGCCAAAACTGTCACTGATAAGATTAAAAATATACTTGATATTAACTCTCCGTCTAGAGTTATGCAAAAAATTGGTGTCTTTACATCGCAGGGATTGGCAAATGGAATTACAGACGGCTCAAAATATGTTGAAAAAGCAACAGACATCCTTTCAGATAAAGCTATGCCGGAAATTGACCTAAATCAAAATATTGCACGCGCTAATAATCGCTTGGACGGTCACATACAACATGCGGTAAATTTAAACGAAAGTGGACGGAGCGCTACATTTAATATTCGATTTGGCAATCAGAAATTTAAAGCATTTGTTGACGATATATCAGCTGCTATGAGTGGGGATGTCGATATCAATTTGAGTTTTTAAAAAAGGAGGGATACTTTGTATCATTACAAAGATACAAAAGCAGAGAAAAGCTATGAGGTTCAATTACCTACTTCGGCGATGAATTATGATGGGATATGGCTGGAAGAAGTTATAGAAGGTTATAGAACGCTTAGTGTTGCTGGTCGGGAAATGATTTCTCTTGATATTCAGGCGAATGATGTCGGAGTAGGTACAAGTATTTCTAGTCAACGTATTCTGCCTCGGACTTTAAAAGTAAATTACCAAATGCGCAATAATGATTCGGAAATGCTAATGGTTAACTATCGCCGATTAATGGAGTACTTATACAGAGAAAAGGACGTCCCTATTTATTTTAACGATGAGCAAGACGTCATTTATTACGGCCGTTATTCGGCGAGTGCCGAAGTCCCTGGGGATAGACTTATCTTAACTGGGAGTTTTGACGTATACTGTTCAGATCCTAGAAAATACAGCTTTAAAACGTTTGAGGCATCCGAAACGATAACTAGTCGTTTTCCGCTTGAAACACGTCCTGACAAAATTACTATCACAGTAAAAAGGGCCGGGGGGTTGAGTATAACAAACGGGAAACAAACTATTAAGATATCTAAAAATAGTTTATCCGCAGGAGATGTCGTTGTGTTTGATTTCTCAGGAGGTCAGGTAATAATCAACGGAAATAATAAAACTAACTGGCTTGATTTAAACAGCGATTTTGAAAATTTTCGTTTAGAGCAATCTCAAAATATCATTTGCGATAACGGAGATTGTATTTTGAAATACCGCGAGGTGCAACTATGAGCGAGAGTGTCTATTTTTTTGATGACTATCAGCAGTTGATAAAGATAGTATCTGAGCCAAATATATTGGAAAGTGTGCAAGAAAAAGAAATTACCACCAATAAGGGAGAGTTAATTAACAACACGCTAAAGGTAACGCTAAAATATGATGATGATATCAAGGAAGCAGCTTTTATGGCTGTAAGAGAGCAAAAAGAACAATACGCCATGTTTAGGATAGCGAAAATATCTGATCCTGAGGATCAATTAATGTTTACAGGAGCAGACTTCGCCCCCGGTGAACTTGACGGATATATAGTTAAAGATATTCGTCCGAAAAACGAAGAAATTGGCAGTGTGGTAAAAAGGATTCTAGAAGATACCGAATGGACTGTCGGATACGTCCAAAGTGGGATAAAAAACATTAATAGTACCTTTTACTATATATCGGTACGGGATGCATTGAAACAATTACAAACGTTTGATTGCGAAATTACTTTTTCGTGTAAATTGAATGCAGATGGTATTGAGAGTAAAAAGGTTAATATTTATAAGCAAATTGGTGAAGAAAGCCAAAAGCGCTACACTTACGGCGACAAGGCTCTTACGGTTGTTAAAGAATTAGACAGAAGCCAAGTATACACGTCTATAATCGGTCGAGGGAAGGGCGAAGAAGTAGGAGATGGATACGGTAGACGCTTAGAATTTACTGACATTGAGTGGAAAAAATCATCTGGCGCCCCGTTGGACAAACCAAAAGGACAAAACTGGTTAGAATTCCCTGAAATGACCAAACAATACGGAATCCCATTAAAAGACGGGAACATGCGTAAACGCGAAAAAGTTGTAGTTTTTGACGACGAGGAAGACGCAGAAGCTTTACTAAATAAGACCTATGCCGAGTTGATAGAATGCTCACGCCCGCTTGTACAGTTTAAAACAACCCTTACTGAAGGTGATGCAATTGGGAATACTATAACTATCCATAGGTTTGACCGTAACTATCATTACAACACAAGGGTTTTTAAAACTACACTTAATCGTTTGACTGGCGTTACAGAAGCTAGTGTAGGGGATAATTTGACAAGTAATATGTCAAGAAAGACTGCACAAATTACTAATGGAATCACTACGCTTAACGAAAGTAAAATGAACTTTTACAGTTCGGAGGAAATATCCAAATGGCAATCCGACATCATCCGTGGAGCAAAAGGCGGATCGGTCATAATGATGAATCCGGAAGATACAGGTAAAGGAACAAGTAGAGAGCCTTACCAAACAGTATGGATGAATGGCGCCGATATCGAATCATCCGATCACTTTTTAGTTGCAAACAGCGAAGGAATCGGTTTTATTGATGGTAAATTTGATGAATCAAAATTTAAAACCGCTTGGACGATTGATGGTGTTTTTAATGCTAATTATATTCAAGCAGGGGTGCTTTCGGGGATATTGATAAAAGGTTGCACAATACAAACAATTAGCGACGTGTTGAGTAGCATGATACAAATGTCAAACGGAAAAATCGATTTCATCAACACTGTAAATAAAAAAAGTTATGGAGCTATTCAGCCGATACTTTCTTCCAACGGTGATGGCATTTCAATAAGCACACCAGTTGGAGGCACTATCCAGTTAGGCATGGAAAGTACAGCTACATCGGGTGGGGTGCCTGTCATTCAAATACCTCCTGAAAGCACGAATGATAATCCTGTATTACAGACATGGGCAAAATGGACCCATAAAGGTGAATTACATGTTGATCGTTTGTATGTCAACGGAAAAGAAATAACCGGAAATGGTTCGGGCGAAGGCGGCGACGGAACTCCACCAGAATTGACAACAGATCAAGAAAAAAACGCTTGGGCTGTTTGGTCATACTTTAAAGTTAGAGGATGGACAGAAGAAGCTATTGCCGGAATGTTAGGTAATATGCAAAGTGAATCTGGCATCATGCCGGATATTGACGAAATCGGCGGTGGCGGCGGCTATGGTCTTGTACAGTGGACACCTAAATCTAAATTGGTTGATTGGTGTAATGAGCGAGGTCTAGACTACCGCACGATTGACTCGCAATGTCAACGCATCCAGTGGGAGATGGAAAATAATGTGCAATGGTTCCCCAATCCTGAGCGTCCCGATTTACCTAATATTAGTTTTAGGGAATTTACGCAGCTTAAAGATATTAAACGAGCTGCAGAATACTTTATTGCGTTTTATGAGCACCCGGCAAACGTTAACCAACCTATCCGCGGAACTCAAGCGCAGTATTGGTATGACAGATTGCACGGATTGACCGGCGGAGGAAATTGGATGAATCCAGTCCACTCTAGTTATGTTGTCACTCAAGAGTGGGATCAAATAGGAGCTGGCACGTCTGTTATCCACGGCGGAATTGACCTTGCGTCCATGCCGCCCGGAACAAAACCGCCGATTTATGCAGCCAAAGCAGGTACGGTTATTGTGACTGGCTCTAATCCGTCGCTAGAGGGCAATTATTTAATGATTGACCATTTGGACGGCTATTACACCTATTACGGACATTTTGACTCTATCAGTGTAAAACAAGGGGATAAAGTGACCACGAGTAGCATACTCGGCATTATGGGAGCAACTGGGTTAGCCAAAGGAGTACATCTGCACTTTGAAGTGCGCAAAGGCGGACAAAGCTCGAGCTTTAGAATAAATCCGCGTGATGTTATCGATTTCTAGGAAGGAGCGTGAAAAAATGACTAAATGGGATGTGGTATTAAGCACCACCGGTCCGTATAACCATGTGGGCATAATTAAAGTGCGCCAAGGGAACACAAACACGGAAACGATGACTGCTATGATCGTTGAAAATGGCGTACCTGTTGATTTAACAGGACATAAGGCTACTTTGCAAACTGTTATAGGCAAATATCCAGTAGAGCGAGGTGCGCAAGTAACTGACGGAGTCAACGGGATTGTAACCTACACATTTGATGAATACACAATGCAAATACCCGGTAAACATACAGCTAATATCGCTTTTTACAAAGGCGAGGACTTAATCGGCACCACTCAAGATTTTAATTATTTTGTTATACAAGCAGTATCTAAAACACCGGGAGAAATGGGGTCATATTGGCAAACGGTCGATGATTTGATCGCTGATATGACCGAATTTATCAATACAAATCAAGGTGATTTTACATCTTGGATAAACGCGCGAAAAAAAGAATTTGAAAACTGGCGCGATGCGCAAGAAACAGATTACCTGACTTGGTTTAACTCAATAAAAGATATTTTAAAATCTATTGATCCGGGCGGTGTTATGCTTGCCGAATTGATGGAGGCTCGTGTGGATATCCAAGGTATGCAGCATCCCTCTATCACTCAACGTTTAACAGCGGATATGGAATATATTTATAATAAATTACGCTATACTCTATTTACTTTAGATCATTATGAGATAAGTGTAGTTACACTTTTACAAGATGATAATTTTTCCGAAAACCATGAAACGGAGGTTGTTGGTAGTGTTGAGGTCGCCGAAACAGACGGAGCGCTAATCATTGCTACTATTGACGATCCCAGACAAAATGTTTTTGAGTTAAAAAAGGTGGGTGAAATTTAGTGATTAAAGTTAAACGCATGATGGAGACGGATGAAAGTGGCGTACAACGTCAATTTTATCCGATGGTTGATGTATCAGCAGTTACTGGATTGGAAAAGATTATTGCTGGCGGCGCACAAGTAGTATCAGTCAACGGAAAAACTGGCGTTGTTAATGTTACTAAAGAGGATTTAGGCCTTGGTGATGTCAAAAACTATAGCATTGCAAACGAAGCAGAAGCTAGCGAAGGGGTCGCGACTGACAAGTACATGACGCCTTTTTTAGTTTCCGAAGCTGTAAAAAATGTAAAAGCAAATGTAGATAAAGCACAATTAAACAAAGTGACTGCTGATGATGGACAAGCGAACATGGTAATATCTGGCTCAAACACTCTATTGAGCGACTTTTTATCAAGAGGGGCAGGTTTTTACACGTTTGTAACTGGGAGCGCCGAAGACGCGCCGGAGCTGCCACTAAGGGGATATGTTGACATGTCGAGACCGGGAATAGGCAACGTCTACGCTTCGTCCGATACTGGTAAGATGTATCATCGATTTATGGAAAACAGCAAATGGAAAGGCGATTGGCAGGAACTGATTACTCGGACGGATTTTGACGTACTGACGCAACGAGTGGCAGCTCTTGAAACTAGCATTAATAATTAACATCAATTTTAGAAAGTAGGGATAAAATGGTTGATATCGTACAACTAAGAGAAAACGGCGTACCGAAATATTTAAGAACTCATGCAAAAGCAATCGAAGGAGCCGAAGTTGCTTTTGTCTCTAAAACGGCGAATGAAACAGTCACGGGTATTAAAAACTTTCCTGATGGTCTACAAATTGCGGGCGATCCAGTGACGCAGACATCGTTATGTTATCGTACAGGCCCTGCTGGGACAACATTTGATCGAGCCGCAGGAAGTGAAGGGAATTTAAACATAGGTGCTGAATCAACGTTTGTAGGTGCAGGGTTGTCTATGAGTGCAAACGACACAGTAAGAGTTAACATTGACGGCGTGTACGAGATCAATTTTACCGGATGGTTACAAAATTTTAATGGTAGCATGATTATTGGAACAACCTTGGCAGGTAGTACAACTGCAGGGATAAATATTTATACTGCGGGTAAATCTAGCACAGATACTCCTTTTTGTTTACAACAAGTCGTTGCATTTAAAAAGGGTGATACGATCCAAATTAAAGCTAAAAACAGCGGCACAACTGTGACAAAAGCGCAGAATGTCCGGTGGGCTATCAAACGAATTGCATAAAAAAGGAGAAACGTCAAATGAAAATAGTATACAGATCATTGTACCCAGTGGGCTACGAAGAAGTAAAAGTATCTGATAATTACCAAGCGGTTGTTCCGTTTACCGAAATAAAACCTTTGGCCATTGAGTATACTCAATCTCAATTTTTTGACTGGTCAGAAAACCGATGGAAAGAAGCTTATACACAAGATGTTAGCAAACAATTAGAAATGCTTACCATAGTAAATAACACTTTGCAAAACCAAACGACAGAACTAATTAAAAATGCTGAAAAACAAGCCCAGGAAATGTTAGACACCCAATTAGCTTTAGCAGACGTTTACGAGCTATTGGTAGGAGGGGAAACAATTGGTTAGAGTATATGCAAATTTGATCCGGAACAATTTAAAAACCATCGCAGATGTACCGGAACCGTTGCGGGAACAAGTAAAAAAAGAACTGGGAATTGAAGGGTAGCAATTGCTATTCTTCTTTTTTGGGGAAGGCGGAAATTATGGATAATTTTGTATCAACATTTATGCAAAATCCGGAATCAATAGGCTTTCCGGTGTTATTCGTTTTTCTGTTAGTGTGGGTAATGCGGCAAAATAACGCACGCGAAGAACGATATTTAAAAACGATTGACGATTTAACGGAATCGTTAAAACAAGTTGAAAACATTGAAAAAACAGTCAATCATATAAACGAAAGGATGTCTAAATAATGGATGAAATTATCACTCATGTGTTAGCAACAGGTTTGAGCTTTGCACCAATTATGATGATTGTGACCGAGGCAGTAAAACAGACAAAACTAATTAATACAAAGTTTTTGCCAATCGTGTCAGTAGGGTTAGGAGTCACTTTAGGTTTTGTGATGGGCATTATTTTTGATCAAAACACCGCAGAAATGACGGTAGGCGGACTTGTTGCAGGTGGTATGGCTTGTGGGTTATATGACGCAACAAATAAATACAAGATTAGAGGTGATAACGATGGCCAACATTAATACAACGTTAGATTGGATGCGGCAACGCAAGGGAGTGGTAAGATACAGCATGGATCACCGTTTAGGACCTTATAGTTACGACTGCTCTAGCTCTGTTTATAATGCGCTGATCACTGGCGGGTTTTTACCAACAAATACAAGCATTGGCAATACAGAGACGTTGTTTAATGACTTAGAGCGTAACGAGTGGGAGCTGGTGCAGCCAGTCAACGGCAATTATCCGGCAAAAAAAGGTGATGTGTTTATCTGGGGCAAACGTGGTTACACATTAGGGGCTGCTGGGCACACTGGTCTTTTTATAGATGATAATGACAACATCATCCATTGTAATGCTGGACATGATGGTATATCTGTTAATAACCACGATGTTATCTGGAGTTATAATGGCTGCCCAGCGATCACAATTTATCGATACGCGGCCAACAACGGAACGGATAAGCCCAGCACGCTAAAACCACAGCCGACAAAACGCCGTTATGGATATAGGGTAGATGATGTAAAACAAATTAACGGCATGTGGCAAATACGTTGTAATTCGTTAGCTCCTGCGGGTTTTAATTGGACAGACAACGGAATCAATGCCACTGATGTGGATATGATTAATGCGAGCACAGGAGCCACGTTGTCAGATCAGGAGACAATCGAGCCAGGGATGTATTTCGCGTTCAACGAATCCAGAGTGTGTGATTCAGGGGTTATAGTTAGCGATCACGGCTATAATTACCGGAAGTTTAATTTTGCGCAACCAACAGGTGCAGTTTGGTTAGTTAGAGATAGCAAGCAACAGTTAGTTTATGGGTAACTAAAAAACTCTCCTTTATAGTAGGAGAGTTTTTAAAAAGTAACAAACTTGTTAAAAAAAGGAAGTTTAGATAAAAATAGACTTATTGTCAAAGAGACCGAGTAAACCAACAAAGAAGTAGCAATAGCTAAATGAGTATTAACTGTGAAATGTAATACTGAGAGATATGGCAGCAAAACCCAATGAACTAAATATACTCCTAAAGATTGGTTGCCTATGTCAGTTAGCGCATTAGATTTAAAATTAAGAGAATTAAGGAAGTAAAATGTAGCTGAGCTGTATAGCATAACCCAAATGCTGCTATAGTTTAAGTTATCCCAAACGAAGTTATTATAAAAGTTCGTTTTATAAAAAGTCACGCTTAATATCAGAATAGAAAGTAACAGTAAAAAAACATATTTGAATAACGGGGAGATGTCATAAATTTTTTTGAATCTTTCGTTGCCTAATATTCCGCCAATCATATAATAAAAAAGGAATATCCAAATTCGGAAAGGTTCTTTGATTTCGTGGTAGTCTTTAATAAGTATGCATGTTAAAAATAATAAAAAAACTGTTATAAAATAGATTTTTTCATTTTTTCTCATGAGATAATTGATTATCGGTGAAAGGAATAATAAGACAGACAAGGTGCCTAAAAACCAAAAATTATAGAATTTTCCTCCGGTTTTTGTTATACCTAAAATCATGGTATTGAAAAAGTTTATACGTTCTTGATTAAGAAGTAATTTGATTAAACTATATGAGGCTGACCATAAAAAAATAATAATAAGGATAGAAACAATTTTTTTAGCCACATATGAGTAAGTCAATGACGCTTTGTTGATGAGTAAGTATCCATTCACCATAAAAAATAAAGGGACTGCGCTTATTGCTAATATGTATAACACATCATCTAGTTTAAATTGACCGGGATGCAATCTTATGAATTGTGTGCACACATGTAATGTAACCACTAAAAAACTTGCTAACGCTTTTATTACATCGATATTAATATTTCTACATTTTATATGTCTTTGAATTCTCATATTCACGGTTTCACCCACCTCGTTTTTTTAGCTATACTAGTATATCATATTATCATTTACCAAAGGTTTATATAATGTAATTTTTTTCAAAGTATAAACCTTAGCATAAAAAACAGCCCTCACTGATGTGGGGGCTTTACATAGTTTGGGAGTATTTTGAAAGGAAATTAGAATGACGGGGTTGTGTAGTTGATCTAAAATAGCATCAGACGGAAAAACACTCAATAAAATTTTTTACAAATCTGTTGTATTTTGTCAAGTGTCGTGATACGATTTAACTAATGATACTAACATAACTTTTAGAATGAGGTGGGAAGAATGGCTACAAAAAGCTTTCAAACAGATTTTAAATTCAATCAAAAAGCTAGTGTAAAACTTATTGCTGCAATGGAGTCTTCTAGGAAAGTAAGTCGTTCGATTAATCAACCTGTCAACGAAGTAAAAAGTAAAGATGAAGCTAATAAATTGATGGCTTCTTTCCTTGGAAAGTAGGTGCTCAGTGGCGTTAGATGTAATATCTCTAAGTACCCTATTAAAATCAGACAGCACAAAGGAGGAAATAGAAAACCTCCTTTTTTCTTTTGAAAAATTAAATGGAACTACAGGGTGTGTCGATATTGAATATTTTCTCCATAAAAAGGCTATTGAATTTGAAAAAATGGATTTAGCTCGGACGTACTTAGTCTTAAGTAAATATAAAGATAAAGTATATTTAGCAGGCTATTTTGCGATAGCTCCCAAGCCTTTGGTTATAAAGAAAAAAGTTTTTAAAAAAATTTCGAATACCCAGCAAAAAAAATTAATGGGATTCGGTCATAAAACAGACCAAAATAATTATGAATGTAAAGGTTACCTAATTGGTCAATTAGGCAAGAATTACAGTAAAGAAGCAATAATGGCGAATCAACTAAGTGGATCAGAACTATTGCAACTAGCTTATCGTAAAATTAAAGAAGCTCATGAAATAGTTGGCGGAAGAGTAGTACATTTAGAGTGTCAAAACATTCCTAAATTAAAAGAATTTTACAAAGAGGAAGGTTTTAGAGAAATCGAGAATAGAGAATCTGAAGATGACTTATGTATTTTTGTGAAAACAATTGATAAGATATAAAAAAGCCCGCCGACTGGCGAGCTCTTGGGAGTGAAGGAGGGGAGGAGATTTCCTCCTTCTTTTTTAAATACGCAATTAAAGTTGAATATTTTTTGCAATTTCCCAGTTTTTTATGTTTTCTAGGTTTGCTTGATCATGCGTAAGATCATCTATAGCCTCCTCTTGGCCACACTCCTTACATACGTAAATATCAATTATATCATCACTGATACGTGATAACGCAGCAAGTCCAAGGCCGCCCGGCATGTAATTGCCGCAACGCGGGCACTGGAAAGGCGACATATAGGCCTTGGAATCTTTAGTGCTTTTTACATAAAAGGCGTTGTATTCGATTAATCTTTGACTTATTAACCTTATTCTTTCTTCTTCTTTATCCATCTTCCGCTCCTTTTTTATAATTTTCAGCGAATTCAACAAACTTACTCCATTTGCCAAACCGTCTTTGTGCGACATATGCATATTGAAATTCGTGCATTATCGGTACGTGTTTTAACTTTTCCTTAGTTGCGATGAACTCCTTTACCAAAAACTCATCTGAATATTTCACTTTTTTTCTATCTGTTCGTTCCCTCGGAGGCAAACCGCAGGCAGAGACAAATTCATTCCATGACCCGAAACGTTTTTGTGCTGTGCGACTCCGTTTAAACTGGTCTGATCTTGGGGTGTCGCCTTCTTTTTTCGCTAGTTCCCTAAATTCACTTATCAAAATTTGCTCGCTAATCTTTGCTTTCCCTTGGAATTTTTTCTTTTTGTTTATAGCAAAATCTTCTTCAATTTCGCTTAAAAAAGCACTCCAAGAGCCCCATCTGTACTTAACTGCTGCATAGTAACGATACTCTTTAACCACCGGTCGCCGACAAAGCGCCTCTTTCAATTTTTTATACTCAGCAATGAGGAATTCTTCCGAGTATTTAGCGGCTCTAGTAGGCAAATTAGCCGCCGAAAGAAAAGCGTTCCATGTGCCAAACAAACGTGCGGCTTCTTGTCCGTAGCGGAATTTTGCCTGAGCAGGGACAGAGCCTGTATTTTTAAATTCCAGTTGGACTGCTTTAATAAGTGATTCCTTGGAATATTCCAGTTTTTTTTTGCCTACTTTGACTTTGTTCTTTTTAAAAAATTTTTCTTCGAGCTTTTTTCTAGCTCTAGCAGCTTCTTTGATTGTCGGATACACGCCGCCGCTATAGTGTTTACGCTGGTAGGTGATGTAAGCACGGTATCCTTGGAAAACACCTTTGCTATAAAAAGGACTCACACCTTTTACTCCAGTACTGTTATTTTTAGAAATTTTTTGATTATGGGTTAAAAGGTTTGAGCCATCAACATAGTTCCGCTCGCGAAATTCCTTAGCTATTTCACGGAATTTTTTATTGTTTTCCGCGTTAACACATCCGCATGACACATAGTGACCTTGCATCAAATTCGGACGCGTGACATCTATTTCATTTCCGCAGTCGCATTTACAATGCCAATAAACAGCGCCCTGCCGACTTCTTTTTTCAGTAGGCCGCAATGCAACTAGTTTGCCAAACCTCTTGCCAACTAGATCATTTCTCGGCATTTGGCGATCCACCCATCCATAGGGTGTAAGCAATCAGCATTTTTACATATGGTTGGAGCATATTTGTTCCGCTATCCCAATTTTCTAACGTCCTGACTGGGATTTTATAAAGCCGAGAAAAAGCTGCTCGGCTAATATTGCGATCCTGTCTAATATCTTTTAAAGATTTGTGAGCTAAGTCATAGACGGAAGAGAGCAGAGAGCCGATTTTATCCTCCTCAAAGTCATTCATCCAGTCTTGCCAGCCACGTTCTACGATGTACATATCAACATCATCGTATTCCAAAGCTTCACCATATAGCGTTACAAACAATTCGTATTCCATTTTAATCATCCTTTTTATTTTTTTATTTTACCAACTGACAAGATATGATATAATACTCTTGTCAGTTGGATTTCTGTTGTAGGTAGTTCTTCTGATAGCCGCCTTATGTTAGGCGGTTTTTTTTACATTTCGCGAGCGTTTAAAATCGCTTTGCGCCCTGCCAATTTTGTTGCAGCCGTTTTAGTCATTAACTCACGTTCGCGGAAATCATACTCTTCCGTTTCTAGCCACTCGTTAGCTTTTTCCTTATCCTCGAATACATAAACGTCATGCTCCCAAGTGCCAAAGGTATATTTGCTAGATACTCCATAAATTTTTCTCATTTTCTTTTCCTCCTATGCGATTCTAGTTTGTTTTGAAATTGAATATTTTTCCCCTGCAAACGGGAAGTTTCTTTTTATTTCGATAAAATCACCATTAAGAACGACGCGTCCCGTATTTTTTTTAAAGTGCGGCTCACATAAAGCTTGAAACGTTTTAGCATTTTCTCCCATGATGCTAGTCAATTCTTCCAATGATTCGATTACTCTTTCTGTCATTTTAAATTCCTTCTTTCTTTGCTATCCTTAACTACATGCTTAGTATACCACCTATTCGGTGGTTTGTAAATAGTTTTGTACAAAAAAGTTTATCTTTTTTAAAAAAAATAAACCCTACTATAAAAGTAGGGTAGATTAAGCAATCGTTTTAAGCGGCTTTATCACAAACTCGCGTATAAAACTATCAGGATTGCGCACTATAAATTTATCAATAATAAACTGTGACCGATCGTTATAATGACCATGAGTGGCAAGCTCAAACTTGCCATCGTCTAAAAATAGTATGAGGTTAGCGAGTTCTTTTTTGCAGACTAGACAGTTAATATCAGCGGAAGTGGTGTGCAAAGTAAAGCGGACTAACATATCAGGAAATGACCTTATCACTCTAATCTTATCAACTATACCCACATAACTATTCTTCATAATATTCGCCCTCCTCGGCATTTAAGTAAAATACAAATTTTTCAATTCCTACCTCATTAATCAACCGCTGACCGCTTCCCCAAAGATAGTGCTGGAAATCTTTATAATTAAGCAATCCCGCTTCGTATTCCTCTATAATATTCACATTTCTGACCACTTTCTAAAGTCAAATAATTCCACATTTCGTATTTCGTCATAATGGATCTTTTCCTCGCCAATCATATAGCCTAGTTCGTCATACCCTTTTATAAAGCCAATGGTGTCCTCAAAATAGTTACCTTCAGAGTCCTTTATTTCGAGTTGGACTACAACTTGTCTATTATTGTTAAAGGCAAACTCAAAAATTTGTGTAATTTCGTCCGAGGTCATCTTTCTTTTTTGAGGTACTATTTTGTGCCTACGTTCATATTCTTTGGCCACGCTTGCTGTATGCTCTGATAAAAAGAATCCTTGCCATTTTTTCATTCCTCTGTCCTCATACTGTTTAAAGTAAGGATCTGATAAATCAATATGATCCGTCATGATAAACACCGTCCTTATATGCTACCATTATACAAACGTATGTTCTACTTTGTCTAGCATGAGATAGTTGACTCGGTGTAAATCATGTGCCAAATTCGGTGCCAAAACTATATAAAAACAGTACAAATCATATTGATTTAAATACTACAAAATCAATAAATTTGTACCTGTTTCTACCTATATAAATAGTGATTTTAGTCAGTCGGGAACGTTCAAACAGTTTTCAAATTAATTTTGAAAGCTGTTTTTTTTAGATTTTAGACTCTGTCATTTTGAATAAATTCAGCTAATTTCAACCAATCTTCTTGAATAGTTTGTTCAAGTGACTGATTATAAAAAACAGCAGCTGGATGGTACAAAGGAAAGAGCGGATAGGGGTTTGGCGTTTCAATTAATTTTTGCCGTGTGTTATCAAAATGAAAAATAGGCAAATACAGACTTTTGCCATGATAAGCAGAGATGCTGTAGTTTTTCCCCAATAAGCGCTGCAGACCGATATTCCCCATCGGAACCAAAATTTTCGGCTGAATAGTTTCAATTTCAAAATCGAGAAGAGGAGCAAAAGCGGTCACTTCTTTTTGTGTCGGAGTCCGGTTTGGATATTTTATTTCAAGCGTACCATTTCGATTTGGTTGTTTCTTTATATGAAAGGGACGGCTGCGAACGGCACTGGTAATATAGATGTCTGATCGGTTTAGACCGGCGATTTTCAGCCAGCCATCTAACTTTTTACCTGCTCTGCCGCTAAAGGGGACATTCGTATCAACTTCAGTTTTTCCGGGCGCTTCTCCAATTAACATTAAAACAGCATTCTTAGGCCCTTGCCCAGACAAAAAGCCTTCTAATTGATGACCTGCTAATTCTTTTTTCGCTTGATCAACTAATTCTTTAGGGTAGTCCAA